ACCAATGGTACAACTAAAGTACACATGGATAGTAGTGGTAATGTAGGTATAGGTACTACAAGTCCTAGTGGTGCATTACAAATTGGTGGTACTGATTCTATTTTAATTTCAGGTGAGGGAACAGGAGATAGAGATTTTAGCACAAATACTTTTTCAACTATTGATATACCAAGTTTTTCTTTAATGAATCAAGTCGGAGCTACCTATAAAAACATTTCAGGATTAGGAATGAATTTTACAAATGGTGTTCTTGGTATTGTAAGTAATTATCAGTACACAGGTGGTGGTAAGATTGCTTTTTATACAGGAGATAAAACATCTACAACAGGTAATCTTACAGAAGCTATGAGAATAGATTCTAGTGGTGATGTGCTAGTAGCAACAACAAGCAATATAAGTTCATCAGGTGGTCCATTTCAGGTAAAAAGCAGAAGTGGTAGTGAACATGTTGCATCATTTCAGAATGGAATTTCTGATGGTGGTTGGGGTATTCCTTTTTTTAATACAAGTGGTAGTGAGGTCGGCAGTATTCGTTGGACAGCATCTGTAACAAATTATAATACATCATCAGACTACAGACTTAAAGAAAATGTCAATTATACATTTGATGCAACGACAGAAGTTAAAAGATTAAAACCTTGTAAGTTTAATTTCATAGGTGAATCAGAAACAGTAGAGGGATTTCTTGCACATGAAGTTTCAGATGTTGTACCTTTAGCAGTAACAGGAACAAAAGATGCAACAGATAGTAATAATAGTCCTATTTATCAATCAATAGACCAAAGCAAATTAGTACCACTATTAGTCAAAACAATACAAGAATTAGAAGCAAGAATTACAGCATTGGAGAATAATTAATGGCACTCACTTTACATGGTACAGTATCAGATAACACAGATTTACAAATAGCTAGTAATAATAATACTCCATATTTTTGTGCAAGACTTGGCTCAACTCAGACTGCAACAGATAATGCATTTACTAAGGCAGAATTTGACTCAATAATATTTGAATCTACTAGTTCAGGATTTGACACTACAAACCATAAATTTGTAGTACCATCAGGACAGGGTGGTATTTATCAAATAGAGGCAAATTTAAATATAGAATCAACTGTAGATACAACTATGGTGAATGCTTATATAAGACCTTATTTAAATGGTGTAGCAGACTCACCATTAGCTGTTAATGATTTTCGAGCTAATTATGTTAGGAAATTTTCTGCTAGCTTTTCTAGAGTAATTTCACTTAGTGCAGGTGATGAAGTTGAAATTTATGGATTTTCTAATATAACATCAGGTACATTACAATTTACTAATCAGTCACTGTGGTCAATGTTTAAACTTATTACATAGGAGATATTATGTCACTAGCAAGAAAAATATTAGAACTTAAACCAAATTTGACAACAGATGATTTTCAACCTGAAACAGGAACAATTTCATTAAGAGATGATGGTAATGGTGCATACATTGAATCATGGAATCACCCAACAGAATCAAGACCTACAGATGAGGAACTAGCATAATGGCAAGTATAAAACTAACAGGTGATACTTCAGGTGAAATAACAATCTCAGCACCTGCTGTAGCAGGAACTAATACTCTTACTTTACCTGCATCTACAGGCACAATGGCTCTTACATCTGATATATCAAGTGGTATTACAATGGCAGACCAATGGAGATTAACTACTACTACAAATGCTGGTACAAATGGTTTTGTAACAACTAATTGGGAACGAAATGATAGTAGTGGTTGGAGTGGAATAGGAACAGGATTAACTGAAAGTTCAGGTATTTTTTCATTTCCTGCAACAGGTATATATTTGATTGATTTTAGAGCACGTATTTTAGTTGGAGCTAGTGATAAAATTGCAAATTTTGTTTTAAATATTACTTTAGATGATTCTACTTATACTGAGGTTGTTTATGCTTCTGCAGGTAATTCGGCATCAGGAGATAATGCAACAGGTACAGCTTCTGGTCATTTTATTTTTGATGTAACTGATGTATCAACTCATAAATTTAGATTTGAAACTATATCTTTTGCAGGTGGTACTAGTCTTACAGGTAGCACAACTATACAATTTGTAGGATTTACAGTTCTTAAACTTGGAGATACATAGAAATGGAAAGAGATTATTTACAAGAAGCATTACAAACATTTAATGACACTAATGGTGTCAATTGGTATGGTTGGAAAAAAGAAGATGACAATGGAAATAAAATCCCTGATTCTGAACGTATGCAATATCAACACATAAAGATTATTAAAGAGGGTGCAACTATTCCAAGTGAAGCAGAAGTAAATGCAAAGATACAAGAAATAAAAGATGCAGATGCACAAAAAGAAAACGACAAAGCAAATGGCAGACAAAAACTAAAAGACTTAGGATTAACAGATGCAGAAGTAAATGCATTGATAGGTAGTTAATAATGAAAGTAACCTTAGAACAACTTGCTGAAAAGCTAGACCGACTGGAGACAAAAGTAGAATCGTTACAAGAAGATGTAGCCAAAGGTAAGGGAGCTGTGAGTTTTCTTATGTGGTTAGGTGGTATAGCCACAATTATTGTTGGATACTTTTGGAGTAAGTAATGATACCTTTTGAAGTTATTACCATGTTAGGTAGTAGTTTACTTACAGGTGTATTAAGCCTGTGGTCAGCTAGTCAGAAAGACAAGGCAGAACAACAAAAGTATTTAATACAACGTGCTGAGGTTGATAGAGCAGCCATACAGGACGCACGTAATCACGGTGGACACTTCCAAAGTGTGACCCGTCGTTGGATGGCATTATTAGCAGTATTCTTTATTATATGTTTACCAAAGCTAGCCGTCTTTATAGACCCATCTATTGCGGTACATTTAATGTATTTAGAGCAAGTCAAAGAAGGGTGGTGGATATTTGGCTATACACAAGAGGTAACTACCTTTGCTGGTCTTACAGGTATAGTCATAACTAACGCTGATACACACTTTTTAGCGGCAGTATCGGGGTTTTACTTCGGTTCAGCTGCCGTAAGGAGATAAAATGACAGACCAAAATGAACAAATAGAAAAGATAGTAGAAGAGTTACCTGTATTACTGGTGGCTCATGCTTATAGGAAGCTTAAGTCAGGTGATGAAATATCTGCAAGTGAGATGAAGGTATGCTTAGATATCTGTAAGACTTACTCAAGTCCTGATATCGTAGAAAAAGCTAACAACATACTAGAGGACTTACCGTTCGACACAGATGAATAAGATAGATAACTTTAAGAACTTCTTGTATCTAGCTTGGAAACACCTCAATCTACCTGAGCCAACACCTATACAATACGATATAGCAGACTATCTACAATCTAAAGAGAAACGTATAGTAATAGAGGCTTTCAGGGGCGTAGGAAAGTCTTGGATTACTTCTGCATTTGTATGTCACCAATTACTGCTGAACCCTCAGCGTAACATATTGGTAGTATCAGCTAGTAAAACGAGGGCTGATGACTTTAGTACATTTACACAGAGGCTTATTGCAGAAATGCCTTTGTTACAGCATTTACAACCTAAGGATAGCCAAAGACATTCTAAGGTATCCTTTGATGTTGCCCCAGCACAGGCTTCACACGCCCCCTCAGTGAAGTCTATGGGGATTACAGGTCAGCTTACGGGGTCTAGGGCTGACCTTATTATTGCTGATGACGTAGAATCTGCCAATAACTCACAGACTCAGCTTATGCGTGACCGCTTAAGTGAGACCGTAAAAGAGTTTGACGCTATTATAAAGCCTAAAGTAGGACGTGTTATCTTTCTAGGAACACCTCAAACAGAGATGTCATTGTATAATGACCTAGATGAACGTGGGTTCAAGACACGTATATGGTCAGCATTGATTCCTAACCAAGCACAAAAGGTAGGATATGGGCATAAATTAGCTCCTACAATCGCTGATATGGATGGTAAAGAGGGAGACCCTACTGACCCTGATAGATTTAATGAAATCGACTTAATGGAGCGTTTAAGCTCATATGGTAGGTCAGGCTTTAATTTACAGTTTATGTTGGATACTAGTCTATCTGACGCCAATAAATACCCATTGAAGCTTAATGACCTTATTATAGCCTCAGGTTGCAGCACATGGACAGAAGCTCCAGCCAAAATACAATGGGCTTCAGGTATAGACCAAATCAAAGCGGTTGACTCTGAGTTACCTAATGTAGGACTTAAGGGTGACTATTGGACTTCTTACCTATATATGTCCGAAGAATTTACAGAGTTTGAAGGCTCAGTTATGTCTATTGACCCCGCTGGTCGTGGGGCAGATAAAACAGCCTATTGTGTACTTAAGATGTTACATGGTGTTCTTTATCTTACTGCCATTGGTGGTCTAGATGGTGGATACTCTGATGACACACTTAAGAAGCTAGCCAATATAGCCAAGAAACATAACGTCAATGATATCGTCATTGAGAGTAACTTTGGTGATGGCATGGCAACACAGCTTCTAAAGCCTGTATTGGCTGATATACACCCTTAATGTAGAGGAAGTACGTCACAGTATACAGAAAGAGAAGCGTATAATAGACACATTAGAGCCTATTATGAATACCCATAGGTTAGTT